GTTGTACTGTTCATCGAACCCTGGGTGAAGTTTGGGGTTACTAATTCTGCTCTCGCTACCGTGGGTGATGCCAGTAGGAAGAGTAAAAGCCATTTGTTCATTCTTCCTTTTTCTTTGCCATAGGGCAGTTTACTGTACTTTTGTCTTTATTATTACCAGTAGATAATCCGAAAGTTGCTAAAGCTCCTGTAAAAACTGAAGCCACAAATGTAATATCACTATTACCTGCTTTCTTAATCATAGGTAATTCTACGTAATTCATCGTAATGATAAACCCGCTCCAAACTACAACTCCAAGACGGACAAATGTACCTAAGATTTGAATTTGATGTTCTTGGTCCTCTGCAGCATCTTTTAGCTTTCCGAGGAGTCCTTTTTTTTCTTCTTTTGCTTCCATTTATTAATTTTAGCTTGTAGTTGTTTTTGAACTTTCTTTTTAATTGGTTCAAATAAAGATTGTGTAACAGTAGTAGTAGCAACTGCTACCACCGCTGTTGTTACAGCAGTAACCACCACAGCAGTTTCAGGTATTGGCATTTGTATATCCAATACAGGAATCTTTAAACTAGGTGGTTCAGGCTGTTCAGTTGTCTTCTCAGGTGCTACCTCTTCAGGAGCTTCCAGATCGCTCGGAGGGATCACCATAGGCTTATATGATGGTATCCGAGCTGAAGGTGGTTTAAACTCGATTGTAGGTAGGTCTAAGGCTCTAGGAAGATTCGCCTTTGGTAGGTTGATCTTCATTCAACTCATTTAAAGCTTTTAAAGCACCTTGTAATTCAGTAGCTTTATTTAATAATTCTTGCTTCTTTTCTACAAGTTTATTATGCTCATCTACAACTGCTTGTAGTTCAGTTTTAGTTGCTTCGATTTTGTCTGTAAGGTGGTGTGTCATTTAAGATCCTGGTGTGTTTGATTTGTTTGCTATTAAGTATGCTTTATAGTCAGCTTTAACTTGTGTAGTCCATGCAGCATTAGCTATTGCTTGTACGTCTGCATCTTCTCCACTTATATCTGTATCAACTAGGTTATCACTTTCATCAAGTGTTCCAGGGTTTAATACTTTTCTATGAAAGGAACGAGTAAGTTCCACACCATCTTTTTTAATAATGGTTGCGTTTCTTACCTGTATGTTCCATTTATTGACGACCTCTATTTTGTCGTTCTCTTGTGTTTCTGTTAATGCCATTTAGGGACGTTCTCCGAACGTGACAGGTTTATGGCGTAGTTTAGAGACGTGCTAACGGTCTGATAATTTTATGAGTATGCTCTATAAGTAGCAGTAAAGCCAATATTGCCAGCGTTACTATTAAACCAAGTTGGGGCTGATATTACACCGCCTGCTCCTGCTCCTGCACCAGAAGGTAATAAATACATTGCTACTCTACCAGTGCTTGCATTCATATATCCTGTAGGTACTTGATTTGCTGCAGCTAAGTTAGCTGGTATATTTATGAATCCTATAGATATTCCGCCAAAAGTGTTTTCAACAGTAGCTGCACCAGCGACAGTCCAAGGTAAACCACCGAATGCTGCCTCACCACTAGCATTTGCCCAATCATTATTCCAAGAAATATAAGCCTGTACGGTAACAGTCCTACCAATTCTTATATACGTTGCTCTATTTATTGCAAAAGTTCCACCAGTAGGACTAGCACTAGTACCAAACAGTGTAGGAGTCCAAGTCCCTTCTTCATAATGATTCAAAACCTCATCACCATTTGTTGCACCAGTTTGAGAAGTAGGACTTTGAGCACTAAAGTCAATACCGTGACCAGCAGTTCCTATTACTAGATCACCGTCACTTATTTTTACGTTTCCATTACCATTAATTTCCATCCTCGTACCTTGACCTGCACCAAGATACATGATATTGTAAGAACCATGAGAATACTGAATAAATCCTTCGTATTCAGCAGTACCTGAAGTACCGTCAGAGAAATAGATAATTCCACTATTTGAAGTGCCAGAACGAATTGTTATACCGCAATCAGCACTATCTTCAATTGTTAAGTTATCAGCGGGAGTATGTCCTTCAGTAGTAGTTCCTAAAAGGACTCTTCCACTCGAATCGATGCGGAGTCTTTCTACACCACCAGTATCAAACTTCATATAGTCTGAATCATGGTGGTATTGAATAGCACCTACATACCTATCAGCACCACTTGTTCCATCTGAGAACCATAATCCACCATAAGTATCTGAATTGCTGTAAATATCTATAACTTGTGCGGCACTACTTGTGCCTGTACCTACATTAAGCGGGCCAACCCAATTAGATCCAGTGTTACCAAGGTTTAAATGAGTCCCATCAAAAGTAAGATTTGCTTCACCTTGAACAGCGTTTGCACCTGTAACTGTAGTAATGGTGTTATTGGTTGAGCCTGTTAATACTGCGGGTGTAGACGCTAATTTATTTAATGCTATCGCTGCATCAGATTTAATGTCAGCGTTAATGATGGAGTCATCTTTGACCCCACCACTGTTTACTGTTGTTAATGCCATTTATTATGCATAATAAGTTTTCATTGTTATTGTTTATAGACGTGCTAACGGTCTATGTAGCGCATTGGTAAATAACTACGCCTCTTACAGACTTTCCATTTAAATCAGATGCTGGCATAGCTACTCCATTGTCTTTATAGAAATGTACTTTTGTACTATTCTTTTCAACGTAATAAATTGGTCCATCCTGAATATCGAAATTTTGCCAACCTCTTGCAACACCACCTGGTTCTCCTGTTAAATCTGCAGTTGTAAAAGGTAAGTTGTTGATACGTTGATGACTACTTGAAGCAGAATAAATGGTACCACTAAAAAAGGCATAAACCATACGACCTATTTTTGTATAATGTCCTGCTACACCAGAAACGCTTGAATGATAAAAGAAGTCTGGTGTCCAGGTACCTTCTTCATACGAGTGCAACGTCTCACTTGACATTCCTGACGCATGACCATTAGCACTCCAGTCAATACCGTGACCACCAGTTCCTAGTACTAGACTGCCGTCAGATATTGTTACGTTTCCATCTTTTTCTACTCGAAATCTTTCTGTTAATTGATTAGTTGAATTATTAACAGTTGAAAATGCAAGATAACCAGGTGTAGCGTTTGAAGCAACAGTACCAGTTACATAAGATTCTATAGCAGCTGTATAATTATTTAAATCTGTTCCATCATGGGCACAGAAATAAATTCCACCTACCCTATCTCCAGCTAAAGAAGCTGAAGCAGAAGCGTAAGTTCCTCTAGAGCTAGCGAGTTGTAGTGAACCACCCCAAGCATCGTCAGCCCTATAAACTGCTAATCCTTGACTATCTAATATTTGTGTTTTTCCAGTCCATCCATGATAACCAAATCCATCAGTAACTATATTAGAGTTATGATGTGCAATTCTTCCACTCGAATCGATGCGGAGTCTGTCTGCACCATTCACATAGAAATATAAATCAGCAGCTTCATTTTGCTGAATAGCCATGTGGTCATTGCTACTAGAGGGGTATCCAAAGAATCCTTTTTGAGCCGAAGTATCAAAAAACTCCATCCCAATACGACCAGTAGCCGCAGTAGATTCAAGCCTTAAGGCTACATCTAATCCTTTAACGTGTAATTTTTTACTAGGAGAAACACCTATACCTAAGTTTCCACTTCCATCAAAAAGCATAGTATGTTCGTCAGTTCCATCACTTTCACATACTTTAAATTCAAGGCTACCAGTTGTAGAGGCATCAGCCCCATAAACTCTTATCTGACCTTTAGAAGATCCTTCATAACCTACTTTGATACAAGCAGCTTCATTAACAGAGTTGCCTCCAAAAGATGTTAGACACTTACCTGTTAGATCTAATTCTCCAGCTATAACGGTATTACCATTATCACTATCTACACTAAAAGCATCTACACCATTTGCTGCTTCTATTCTAAACTCACCACTATCGCACTGTAATTTTAAAAGAGTTCCATCAAAGGTAAGATTGGCTTCACCTTGAATAGCGTTCGCACCTGTAACGGTACAAATGGTGTTATTAGTTGAACCTGTTAAAAACCCTGCAATATCAACTCCATCAACCGTTCCTGTTACTGTAATATTCCCTGTTACGTCAACACCAGCATTAAAGTCTGCATTTGTAGCAAAAGTAGAACCAGTTCCACTGAAATAAACATCATGGTTTCCATCAAAACCTAATTCTAATCGGCTATTACTTTCATCTACATAAATTGTACGGCCAGCAGTGGAGTCACTAATAACCATAAAGTTATCACATTGAATATGTATATCACCATCAACAGCAATAATTTCATTTGTATTTGAAGTGCTTTCATGGAATATTTCTAAATTATTACCAGCACCTGTACCAAAAGAAATTTTATGATCATCAGCTAAAGATATCGGATTAGCAAGTTTTGACCCTGCAATATTAGCATTCGTATTTATAGCTACGTTTAATATAGCTCCATCATCTATTGAAGCTGCTACTACTGAATCTGCAGCAGGAGTATTTAAAGCTACAGCAGAACCTACTTGTACTATAAATACTGAATCACTACTAGTTAAATTAGCACCAAATATAATTGTATTACTATCTACAAGTGCAAATCCTTCTGCAGGAGCAGATGTACCAGTATTAGCTTTCTGTACTACACCATTAATACTAACAATAAGTTGTGCTGCTTTAGTTACACTAGCTCCAGTTCCTGAATTACTACCTTCTCTTAAGTCATATGTAGCACCTGGAAAACTAGGAGCACCCGTTCCACCTGCAGGACAAAGGTATAAATATTTAAAGTCTCCAGCTGAAGTAACTTCTTTCCAAGCTGCTCCATCATACACCTTCATGGTGTTGGAAGTCTTGTTAAAAAATAAGTCACCCTCATCATTATCGCTACCTGGATCACTAGTATTTGTACGATACCTTTCGTTAAAGTCAGTTATTGCTGTTTGAGCACTAGCTACACCTGCTTCATCTAAGGTAAGTCTATGGTATGTAAATACTGGTGCAGAAGCATAATCTGAATCAGATTGCGCTGTTGTCTGTACTAATAGTCCTTTAGTAGATAACTGAGTACCTTGTAAAGATGCAGGGAATCCTGTAATTGTTGCTACTGTACCATTTAAAAGTTGAGCATTATAAGTTGTAGCAGAAACTGAATGACCAGCTGTACCAGCATAATCTCCAGATCCACTACCATCAGCAATCCTTAAACCAGTTGCGTTTGCAATAGATACTATAGTACCTACACCATTTTCAGGATCAGGATGAGTATTAGGTAAATGAGCTTTTACTGCAACAGGTACAAAACCACCTACATCGTTAACAATATCAACTATATGAGCATTAATAGCTTTTGCAGTAGGGTACGCTGTATCACTTGTTGTCGGGAAAGCAGATGAAGATAATGCTTTAGTCATCCCAGTAACAACATTTAAGTTAGTAGCTGTACCTGTATAACCATCAAGTTTATTTATTTCAGATGCTGTTGAAGTAATACCACCAATTAAGGTGTTATGAGAATCTACATACGCATTAGTATTTGATTCTGCTTCATATAAAGATTTAATCTGAGCACCAGTTTGATCAGCTGTAGAACCGTCTTCTACGTTAATCATTGTACGTAGATTAGCTGGTGTTATCTCTTCTACAACACCTGCTCCAGATGAATCTCTACCTAAAACTCTATCAGTTGCAGATACATTCTGCATCTTAGCATATGTAACTGCATCAGCTTGAATAGTCGCTGGTGATTGAATATTTGCAGTACCGTCAAATGTACCAGAGTTCCAAACTACATCTCCAATAGAAGCTAAAGTTCTACCTGTTGCAAGTGCAGTTGTTGTAGCAGCATTACCTGAAGTAGATTGATTACCTGAAGCATTTACTCCTGGTAGATTAATGTTAGCAGAACCATCAAATGATACACCACCTATAGTTCTAGCTGTTGCAAGTTTTGTTGCTGTTGCAGCATTACCAGTAGCTGAACCAGCAGTTCCAGATACATTACCTGTTACATTACCTGTTACATTACCTGTTACATTACCTGTTACGTTACCAGTTACGTTACCAGTTATAGTGCCTGAAGCATTAACAGTTGTAAAAGTACCAGCTGCTGCTGAATTAGCTCCGATAGTTGTACCATCTATAGCCCCTCCATTAATATCAACTGTTGCATGAGTTGAAGTACCTACTACATTTAATGTACTATCTAATGTTGTAGCACCTGTAACATCTAATGTACCAGCTATGTCTATATTAGTATCTAACTTAGCACTTGTTACTGCGTCATCAGATAAATCTTCTGTTTGTATTATTTTTTCTTGTTGTTCATGTATACCAAATAGAGCTTGTTCTATATTGGCATTTAAATCACCAGCACGGATAGAAGATCCAGCTGCAAATACAGCTTTAGGGTCTTCATTTCCATTAGCTTTACCAACCGTTGTTTCTCTATAAACCCTTACGGTTACTCCACTTTTAGGAGAACCGTCTGATTCCTGAACTGAACTATCAACACTAGTATTATTGAAAGTTATGTTAGCAGGAGAGAGTAATGGCGTATATTTAGTTGTTGCTTGTGTTACTCCGTTAAGAGCAACCTTTATGTCTTCAGTTTGTAAAACGGGGAAGCTATAAGTAAATACTTTATTAGAGCCGTTTACACTACCGCCGTTATCTGTATAAGTTGCAGCCATTTGTTCATTTTATTGTTTAGGCGGGTGGGTTTATCTGGTCGGTAAAATTAATTCATCTACATTACCAGCTTGTTGAGCACGGTCTGACTTAAGTTTTTCATATTCACGTAAGTTAATACCAGCTCTTATCTCATCAGGTAAACTATTTTCTGCTACCCGTTTAGCTTCAGCATAAGCTCGTCTTAGTCTAGAATAAATATTAGCAAACTTTTCAGTGTCTAACATTTCAGATGGAACTAAACCTCTACGTTGTGCTTTTATGATATTAACGAAACCTTTATAAGTTACTCCATCAGGTCCAGTATAAGTTAGTCTATTAGCGTCTCTCATTATTTCACGTATCTTATCTTGGTAGATACCTTGCTCACCCATTATACTATTAATAGCTGTTATTTCATGATTCTGTAAAACTACACCTCCTTGACTCATATTCATAGTTGGTGAACTATTAAATTCAATATCAATAAGGAACTGTCGTTCTTTAGAAGGTTTATCATGGACCTTAATTGGACCCATGTTAAATAAACGTATAAAGAAGTTCTCTTGATAACCTACAGGTTTACCATCAATAGGGTCTAATACAGGAGGTAAGGCACGTTCAGGATCAAAAGCATCTAACCAAGCATTTCTATTACGTAATAAATTATCAAATTCAGAACGTAATTGCCTTAAGCCAGGATACATTAATTTACCTAATTCGTTTCTTAAACTACCCATAGGTAAAAAGTTATTTAGGAAACTAGATGACCATCTATTAGCAGCAGCCCCATTACCTTGTAATACGTCAAACATAGGCTCTACTTGAGCTAACATAGATCTATTAGTAAGTGCAGCTCCAAGTATTGAAGTTAGTTTAGCACCCATATCTTCTATCATACTAGAA